GGGGGGGGTACACATGAAAAACAACCCACCCAAAAACAACCCCCGCTATGCCAACGGCAGTCTGCGGCGCAAGCACCGGGCAAGGCTGCGGGCTATGGGGTGCGAGTGCGGTATCTGCCATGGGCGGTTCGGGCCGATCCACTACGACGAACCCAGCGACGCGGCACATCCGTTGAGCTTTGTGGTAGATGAGATACGCCCTGTTTCCAAGTGGCGGCAATTTGGATATAGTTCGGCACGCGCGGCGGCAGAGGATTGGGACAATCTGCAAGCTGCGCATTACTTTTGCAATGCGCAAAAACGAGACAAAACAGCGAGTTTTTCGCTTGATTTCGGTGCAAAAATGACGAAAATTCCCAAGGTTACGGACGGCAGCTGGTAGGTGGGGAGGGTCCCCCTCCCCCGCCCGCGGCGACCCTGCTGCTGTCCAGCGCCGATTTACACACGGGGGAGTTATGAAGCTGAGAAATGTGAAGGGCGGAAGGCTTGAGGAGCTGAAAAACCTGAAGCTGGTGCTGGCGGCGGCAATCGACGGGTACAGTGACCCCAAGGCGCTGCCGCAGCTGGCAAAGCAGTACCGGGAAACGGTACGGGAGATCGAGGAGATAGAGGGAGCGGCGAACAGTGAGGACGAGATCTGTGAAATCCTTGGAGAGCGCGCCGCTGATGGGAAGTCAGGAGCCGTCCGAAAGAGTCGCACCTGACTATACCGCCAGCGACGGGCTGGATGCGGCCAAGCTGGTGCGCATCGGCGGGACGGTGCTGGACCCATGGCAGAGCGATATTTTGGACGACTGGCTAGGGCGCACGCCCTCCGGCAAGTGGGCCGCGCCCTCCGCAGGCGGCAGCGTGCCGCGCCAGAACGGAAAAAGCCTGCTGATCCAGGCGCGCAGCGAGGCGGGAATGCTTTTGTACAACGAGCAGGTCGTCTACACGGCGCACCTGCAGAAAACCGCCACCGAGACATTTGAGGAGATGCGCGACTTCTTTGAGGGGCCGAAGCTGCGCCGCCATGTGGCCGAGATCAAGACGGCCATCGGGCGCGAGCAGATCATCCTGAAGTCCGGCGCGCGCATCAAATTTCTGGCGCGAACCCGCAACGGCGGACGCGGCCAGCACGGCGACCTGCTGATCTTTGACGAGGCGCAGGAGCTGGACGAGACGCAGCAGGCATCGTTCCTGCCCGCAATCTCGGCAAGCCTGAACCCGCAGACGCTGTATCTGGGCACGCCGCCGGATGAGAACGCCGACGGCACGGTTTTCCGCCGCATCCGCACCGGTGCGCTGGACGGCAGCGCCAAGCGCACGGCATGGTTTGAATACTCCGTCAAGGAGATCGGAGACATCCACGACCCGGCGCGCTGGGCTGCCGCCAACCCGGCGCTGGGGCGGCGCATCCAGCAATCCACCATCGAGGGCGAGGCGGAGAACATGGCCCCGGATACGTTCGCCCGGGAGCGGCTGGGCTGGTGGAGCCCCGTGGTAACGGAAAAGCTGGACTACGCGCTGGACAAGAATGCCTGGGACCGCTGCGCCAGTGATGACGAGAAGCCAGAGGGAAAGACAGCCTACGGCGTGAAGTTCGCGGCGGACGGCTCGGCGGTGTGCCTGTGCGGTGCGGTCATCCCGAAGGACGGCCCGGCGAGGGTATCGCTGATCGAGATGCAGCCCACGGGGCGCGGCTTCGGCTGGCTGGCCGACTGGCTGAATGTCCGCTATGACCGCGCGAGCTGCGTTGTCATTGACGGGCGCAACGGCGTGGATGTGCTTGTGGACCGTATCAGGGGAAGCTGGCGGGCCAGGAACTCCGTGATCCGTCCGTCGGCCAAGGATGTGATCGCATCGGTCAGTGCCCTGACCGATGCCGTGAACGAGGGACAGCTGACATGGTACCGCCCGCAGCAGGCGTTGCGTGAGAGTGCCGTGACCAGCATCAAGCGGCCCATCGGCGGCGGGTACGGCTTTGGCGGCGACAACAGTCTGCCGGTGGAGGCATGCGCCTTGGCGTTATGGGGCGCAAAGACCAGCAGACGCGACCCGACCCAGAAGATGCGGATCGGCTAAGAGGAGAACGTGATGATCGCACTGAATTTCGGCACGGTGGCCGGACTGACGGGGCCGGAGCAAAAGGCCCTGGACGAGCTTGTCCGGGTCTACAGCCTGCATCAGGCCGGCAACGCCGAGAAGGAAAAATACTACGAGGGCCACGTTGCGCTGAAGGACGTGAACCTCGGAATCGCACTGCCGCAGGGCATCCGCAACCTTGAGGTCGGGTGCAGCTGGGGACAGAAGGCCGTGGACGTGCTGGCCGCCCGCAGCATGTTTGACGGCTTTGTGAGCAGCGGCGGCGACAATGCTGTGCTGAACCGGCTGATCGCGGACAACCGGCTGATCGCCGAGTACGGCAAGGCCTGCCGGGATGAGCTGAAGTACGGCTGTGCGTTCGCGACGCTGTCTGCGGATGCGGCCATCGGCTGCAAGATACGATTCCACTCCCCTGCCACGGCGGCAGCGCTGTGGAGCGGTGAGAAGGGGCGCATTGCCTGCGGGCTGGCGATCATTGACACCGTGCCGGATGAGCATCTGACCGGCGTGTGGCAGCCGCGCGTAGTGAATTTGTACATGGACAATGCCGTGACGGTGCTGCGCCGGAGGCCGGACGGCTGGAATGTCCAGCGACTGCCCCACCGCATGGGCCGCCCGCTGATGGAGCCGCTGATCTGGAATGCCACGAGCGGCAAGCCGTTTGGCCGCAGCCGCCTGAAGCGCTCCATCCGCACGCTGATAGACGATTACATCCGCACCGTGGCGAATGCCACGATTGCGCTTGAGTTTGACACGACACCGCAGAAGTATATTCTGGGCGTCACGGATGAACAGTACGATGTGCTGATCTCCGACAAGTTCAAATCCTACGTGGGCAGTCTGCTGGCGGCGACGAGCAACCCCGAGACCGGCGAAAACCCGGTGTTCGGGCAGCTGGCGCAGGGCAGCTTGAGCCCGCACACCGAGAAGATGCGGATGACGGCGACCCAGTTTGCCGCGGCCACCGGCCTGACGGTGACGGACGTGGGCGTTGTGAACGATGCAAACCCCACGAGCAGCGACGCGATTCTGGCCCAGAGCCAGACGCTGGTGCTGCTGGCGCAGCAGCTGAACACCGGAAACGGCGACGCGCTGCGCACGATTGCCCAGATGGCGCAGGCCATCCTGCGCAATGTGCCGCCCGGTGCGCTGACCGAGGAGGAGCGGAACGTGATGCCGCACTTTAAGAATCCGGCCATGCCCAGCGTGGCCGTGACGGCGGACGCCGCCATCAAGATCGCCACGGCCCGGGAGGAGTTCGCCAGCACGGACACGTTTTTAGAGATGATCGGCTTTGATCAGGCGGACATCCGCCGCATCCGTGCGCAGGAGCAGCGGGTGCGGGGGCAGCAGGTGCTGATGGAGATGGAAGATGAAGATAACGACGCAGGCGTGGGAGACGTACATCCGCAGGCTGGCGAAGCTGAATGAAAAGGCCGCGCAGCTTATGGCGGAGTACCTGGCCGCCCACGGCACCGCCGACACGGAGGCGCTGATCGACTATGCCGCGGCGCTTGTGCAGAAATACGGTGAGGGCAGCGCCGAGCTGGCCTGCCAGATGTATGATGCCATGGCGGCGCTGCAGAATGCCAGGGTGTCCCCTGCCGAGCCTGCGGCACCTGCAAGCCGCCGCGAGGTGGCCCGAATGGTGCTGGCCACCCGGGAGAGCCCGCCGCAGATGCAGAGGGGCGTGAGCAGACTGGTAAAGCGTGCCGGGGCCGACACAACGCTGAAAAACGCGCAGCGGGATGGCGCGGAGTTTGCCTGGGTGCCGCACGGCGACAGCTGCGCCTTTTGCCTGACGCTGGCAAGCCGCGGCTGGCAGAGAGCCAGCCAGGCGGCCATCAAGGGCGGCCACGCAGAGCACATCCACGCCAACTGTGACTGCGAGTACGCTGTCCGGTTTGACGGGCGCACAAGCGTGGCCGGGTACGACCCGGAGGCTTATCTGGCGCAGTATAACGCCGCTGGCGGCGATATAAACAGGATGCGCCGGGTGAATTACGCCAAGAATAAAGAGCGCATCAATGCCCAGAAGCGGGCGGCGTATGCGCTGCGGCAGAAGAACCGCGGAAAGAAAGTTGCCATTACAGACATTGCCATACAGAAAGTGCCGTTGGTCGCCCCGAATGGAGCAAATGACCAAACGGCATTTTTTATACAGGAAACCCACAAGGAACTGCTGCGGTTTGCCCAAAAGTGGAACGACAGTAACGAGGCTGCCTGCCTGATTGATTTGACGACCCGGGAAAAGCTGGAATTTGTGAAGGGCGACCAGATTTCTGTCAATGTCGAAGCAGATGCAGCTTCTTATCATTGGCTGCGGAGCAAGCCGGAAAAAAGCGTTATGCTGTGCCATAATCACCCGGGGCAAAGCTATTATTCTATGAATGACATCCGTTTTTTCCTGATAGAAGAATCAGTTGGTGCACTGTCAATCGTTACAAATCAAGGCAAAGTATGGTCCATCTCAAAGACAGACAAATTTGAACGGGATACTGCTATAAGTGGTTTGGCAAAATTTTACGTAGAGTGTGGAAAAGATGCTGATGAAACGATTGACAAATTCCTCAAATCCGGATATACTTACGGTATAAGGAGGGATTGAGAATATGTTGGATGGAAAAGACCCGACCCCCGAGGAAATGTCTCAATGGTTCGATGAGGTTCTCGGTTCCAAACCAAAATCAAATTAATTTACGGTGCGGTGATTTTCTATGAAGCAGAATGAATTGATGGCTTTACTGGACGATTGCTGCCACGATTTTGCTTTTTTAGTAGACGGAAAGGCGTCCGGTATCATGCCAGAGGTAATAAACTACCAAAAGACATACCACGCCTGGTGCGGAGCCGCTGTAAAAGATTTCACCACAACATCGGATGTGATGACTACTCCGTTTTTCAATGGAAAAACGCTGAACGACTTGTGTGACAGTTTAAATATCCAGCTTTCTTGAAGTTGAAGCCCTATGAACCACGATGCAAACCGCACCGTGGTTTCTTTATGCCAATTTTTGGGAGAACATTATGGCAAAAGATGATTACTTTGTTTTGGTCTACAAAATCCTTGCCTATCTGTACACGGTTTTGAAGGAGGGGCGCTCCCCTGATGCAAAGATGCTTCAATATGACAGCACACTGTTGGGGGTAAATGAACCTTACTGGGCCTATATTATGGAAAACCTGCAAGCGCAGGGGTATATTACAGGCTTGACCGTTGTTGCGGCATGGGGCGGAGCAAGGAGCATATCAAATCTGGAACGATGCCAAATCACGCCGGACGGCATTGCCTACCTGTTTGAAAATAACCTGCTTGCCAAAGCAAAAGAGCTGTTGAAAGATGTAAAGGCCATGACGCCGTTTATCTGAATATGTAAACCACGATGCGAACGCACCGTGGTTTTTTTATGCCCACCCGGGCTGCATGAGGCCGGGGCGGGCGATTTTATTACAAAAATAGGCCCGGCACGGCGTAAAACTGTACAGCCAGTGCGGATGCGACCCGCGTGAACAAAGCGTAGGCGGAAAGGAACGCAGCCATGAAACGTGAAGAAGTCAAGAACAAAATCCCCGGCATTACCGATGAGCAGCTGGACTGGCTTATGGGCGAAAACGGCAGGGACGTCACCGCCGAAAAGACCAAAGCCGCCAGCCTGCAGACCCAGGTAAACGAGCTGACCACCCAGCTGAAAGCCTTTGAGGGTGTGGACGTGAACGACCTGAAAGGCCAGATCACCAAGCTGCAGGGCCAGCTGACCGACCAGGCGGCGGGTTTCGCCTTTGATGCAGCCCTGGACGGCGCGATCCGCGATGCAAAGGGCCGCGACGTGAAAGCCATCCGCAGTATGCTGGATTTGGAAAAGCTGAAAAGCAGCACGAATCGTGACAGCGATATCAAGACCGCGCTGGACGCCCTGGTAAAGGACAAGGCGTGGGCGTTTGATGTTGGCACCCACTACCCCACTGTGCCGGATGGCGGCACGGCAGGCGCAGGTGCCGGGGCCGGTACGGCGGCAGACGGCGTGGAGGCTGCGTTTGGGATGCTGAACCCCGGGATGAAAATTTAAAACACGAAAACCGACACAGGAAAGAGAGGTAATTTTATATGGCACATCTGAATCAGGAACGCTGGAGCAAGCTGGTGGACGCCAAGCTGCGCAATGTGCTTGTGACCCGCGACAATATGATTTTCAACAACCGCTACGAGGGCGACCCCAAGGCAGGCAAAGTTAAAATCCCGGTGCGTGACACCGAGGTTGCCGTAAAGACCTACAACAAGGCCACCGGCGTTGACCTGGACGCGGGCAGCACGGCCTATATTGACCTGGCGATCGACCAGGACGAGGCCGTGAACGAGCTGATCGACGGCTACGACGCCGCCAGCGTGCCCGACGGCATTGTGGCCGAGCGCCTGGACAGCGCCGGTTACAGCATGGGCTTGTCCGTGGATAAGAAGAGCATCAATGCGCTGGAGGGCGCGACCGGCGCTACCATCAGCGCCACCAAGACCGCCGCGACCGAATCCAACGCCTACAAGCTGGCGCTGGAGGCCAAGCGTGTGCTGAGCCGCAAGGGTGTCCCCACCGATGGCCGCTGGCTGATCGCCTCCCCCGAGTATCTGGAGGTGCTGATGCTGGACGACCACTTCATCAAGCAGGGCGACCTGGCGCAGGAGCTGGTGCAGTCCGGCGTGGTGGGCCGCATTGCGGGCTTTAACGTGTTCGAGTCCAACAACATGGATTTTGAGAGCACCACCCGCGTGGCCAGCAAAAAGACCACCACCGAGTTCATTGCCGGGCACCCGAACTGGTGCCACCGTGTCATGGAGTGGCAGGTCGGCGTGCATTTGCAGGACCTGAACGGCAGCGGCAAGTTCATCGGCGCAAGCGCTGTGCAGGGCCGCAAGGTGTACGGCATCAAGGTGTCGAAGCCCCAGACGCTGTACATCAAGCGCGTTGAGGCGGCTGTGGGCTGATAAAGGGGGCTGACCCATGCGATACGCAGATGCGGCGGCGGTGGCCGCCGGATTCCGCACGCTGACCGATGAAGAACAGGCCCGCGCGGACGCCCTGCTGGAGGAGGCCGCCGTGCTTATCGACGCGGTGGCCGCC